AGCTCGACGGCGGCGTGCACCTCAGCGCGCGCGAGTATGACATCGCCTATAACGCCGACATCAAGGACGGCCAGCTCGTCAAGCTGAGCGAGGGCAAGGTCGTCACCACTGCCGCCGCGGAGACCGGCGCGGTTCTCGGCGTGGCGAACGAGGCACACAGCGGCAGCGCCGACGCGCTCAACCCGCGCGCGAACGGCACCAAGATTTCTGTCATCGACGATCCCGCGGCGGTCTTCCAGGTCAAGGCTCCCGAAGTGACCGCGGCGAGCGGCAGCGCGACCACGCTGGTTTTCACCGCCGGGCAGTATTTCGCGGCGGACGATTTCAACGGCGGTTACGTGAAGCTGATCAGCAAGGCCGCTGACAGCACCAACACCGACCCGATCGGCAAGGTGCGCGCGATCACCGACTACTCCGTGACCGCCTCGACCTCCGGCACGTTCACGCTGGAGAGCGGCGGCACGCCCAGCGCCGGTGACGTCTACGCGGTGTTCCCGCCCGTCGGCTTTGCCAAGGGCAACCTGGACGCCAACCGCACCGGCATTGTGCTGACCGCGAGCGCCAACCTTCCGCTGCGCGTGATCGGCAACGACATCAAGGCCGGTAAGGTAAACCTGATGATCAAGAAGCACGCGCTGGCGGTGGACGCGTAATGGTCACGTGGTTCGAGGAGCGTTATCGCTCCGGAGACAACACGACGTATCGCGACGGCGTGTGTCTCTCCACGGACAGCAAGCCGACGCCTGCGGACATGGCTAACGGCTCGAAGCTGGAGGAAATGAACACGGGCGCCGTGTACTACTACGACCGCGGCACAGGGGCGTGGATCACGCCCACTACGACCTGAAATTTGAAAGGAGATCATAAAAATGGCTAATCTTGCGGCATGGAAGACCAACAACTACAAATTCGTCGGCAAGGCGTTCGAGTATGCCTATAATAACCGGCTCAACAAGTTTTTGAGCATTGTCGGTACGACGACCACCGACAGCATCGACTATGAGCTGACCGCGGGCGGCGGCTACGGTGAGATGCCCGTCTATGACGGCAACAACCTCAACGAGGGCAGCAAGAAGCGCGGCTTCAAGACCATCATCACGCCTGTCGAGTATTCGCTGTCCGAGTCCGTCGGCTACAAGCAGGCGAAGATCGACAAGAGCGGCGAGTGCGGGCGCGTTGGCAAGATGCTGGGCGACAGCGCGGCTATGACCGTGTATATGTATATGCTCAGGATGTTCGGCAACGCGTTTGACGCCAACTACAAGGGCGGCGACAACAAGCCCTGGGCAGCGACTGACCATCCCGTCGCGTCCAAGGGTTCGCAGGGGCGCACGTTTATCGCCGATCCGGAGGCCGGCACGTTCTCCAACAAGATCACCGACACGCTGAGCGTGAGCAACATCACGAAGGCGCAGGCGCTCGGCGGGCGCATGACTACGCCGGACGGCCTGCCGTTCCTCGCGGACTACAGCCTGCTGCTGGTGTCCCCGGAGCTGGAAGCGGACGCAAAGAAGATCTGCGGCGATCACGGCAAGTTCCGTCCGAACCGCAACCCGGACGACAACACCAACGCGGCGAACCCGCTGGCTGATCTTCAGTACATGGTCGTCGGCGGCGGCGACGACGGCTTTACCAAGAAGCAGTGGGCGATCTGCGATCCCACGCTGATGAAGGAAATGGTCAAGCTCATCTACATCACGAAGCCCACCGTGATGCGCAGTGACCTCGACAACCCGCTCAAGGATCTTTTCACCGGCTACGTCGATTTCGGCTGCGGCTGGGGCGACGCGCGCCAGATCATTTTCAGCGATCCGTCCTGACGCCCGCAGTCGCAGGAGCATCACAAAGCCTCGCGGCGACTTTCACGCCGCGAGGCTCTTTTAAAAAGGAGATTAAAAATGGCGGTATCTGAATGGGACAAAAAGTATCTTGACACGCAGCAGCAACAGGCCATTGCGGTATACACCGCACAATGGCAGCGCGCCCACGATGCCGGCGACGAAGAAGGCATGCGACGCGCTCATGAAGGCGCAGAGGCGATCCGCGCCCGCGCTGGGTACTCCGGCGGCGCGGAGGGCGGCGGCTACGATAAATTTGCGAATGTAACAAATCCGGGCAGCAAGGCCTACAACAACGGCAGCCTTACGCGGGAGCAGGTCAAGACGCTTCAGGGGCTGCTGGGCGTGTCGCAGGACGGCTATTTCGGCGCGAAGACGCAGGCGGCGGCATACCAGAAGTGGGGCACGTCGGACGCGGACGCGTCCATGAAGGCGTGGCAGAAGCAGCAAGCGCAGCAGATCGCGACCGGGGCAAAACCGGACGGCATCAGCGGTCAGGACTGGGCGTACCGGCTGCAGCAAGCGCAGAAAACGGAAACGCCGCGATCGGGAACCGGCCGCTCGCTTGACGAACCGCGCTATCTGGCAGCGCCGGACATTGGGCAGAGCACAGCGCCCGCGGATCAGGGGCTCGGCGTGCTCGGCGGGCGGAACCCGGCGGCGGTACAGCAGAGGGCAGAGCGCAAGGCCGAGAAGGTCGAGACCTACAACGAAGCGAAGAAAGCGTATCAAAACCTTGACAGCAAGCTCGCGGCGCTCGATCCGCTTTCCGTCAGCGATTCGGAGCGGCAGAGGCTGTGGACGGGGCTGGCGGAAAAGAAAAAGGCGTATGAGGACGCGCGGCAGACGCTGGAGCTGTACGGTATTGACCCGGACAACCCGAATAACATTTCCATCGGTGAGCGGGTTACAAAAACGCTGAGCGGCGCGGGAAAAACCTATGCCGGCATGATGACCGACGCGCAGCGAACCGCATACGAGGCGACACAGGGCGCGCGCGACGTCATGTACGCGGATCAGGCGGCGGACGTCAAATACAGTCTCGACCGTGCAAAGGCTGATCTCGCACTGATGCAGCAGCCCGGATATGAGCACCCGGAGGATATCGCAAGCCAACAGAGCATTGTCGACCAGCTCCAGCAGCTCTATGACGCGCTGACGGGCGCAAGAGACGCGCAGGTCGGGGCGGCGAAGGAAACGGCGAAGCTTGCGGATCAGATTTCCGAAAGCGGCGCGCGGGATATCGCGAGGGCGAAGCAGGGCGCGGGGAAGGTTGGGCAGCTTTTGGTAGACGCCGGAGTCGGCGCCGCGCAGATGGCGGCTGACGTCGGCCTCGGACTCGCGACGGGCGGCGGCGCAATGCTGCCGATGATGGTTCGCTCCTTCGGCGGCGGCGCGCAGGAGGCGAGACAGCAAGGATATGACGTCAAACAGCAGACGGCGCTCGGCCTCGCGAGCGCGGCGACGGAGTATTTCACCGAAAAGCTGTTTGGCGGGAACCCGGCGTATGATACCGACGTTGGGCTTGTCAACAAGCTTGTCGACAAGCTGACCAAAAACAAGGCGTGGAACGGCGCGCTGATGGAGGTGCTCTCTTCCGCGACGGCGGAAAGGCTGAACGAAGGTCTTGAGGAAATCATGTCCGACATCCTCAATCCGCTGGCGAAGCTTGCCATTACCGGTGACTGGGACGGGTACAAAGCGGATCAGATCATCACGGACGGCGTCGTCGGCGTCATCACAGCGCTGATCGCGGGAGCAGGGGAAAAAGCCGTCAACGCCGTGACGGGAAGCGCACAGAACGACAACGCGCCGCGCTATCTCGGCGACGATATCCCGGCGGTGCAGGAGGATATCGCACGGCTGCGCGGCGAGCGCGAGGCGACAGCGGAAGCGCCTCCGGCGGGGAATTTGACGGCTGCGGAAAACGAGGGCGCAGAGGCACGAAAAAACGCCTCTGACGAGGCGACAGCATCTATTTCGGATGGGAACTACGTCAGAATAAACGAAACCCCATCCGGCAACACAAAAACCGGATTAACCGCGCAGGGCGGAGTTACCGGAGGGCCGGACGGGATTTCTGAATCTGTCGGCGCGCAAGGCAAGCCTTCCGCCCTGGCGAAAGAAATTGCCACGCCGTATGATTCTACTAACAGTATACCCGACACCTCGCCGATTGTCAAATGGAAAAATGCAGACCTTGTTCATGACAACGACGCCGCAGAGCTGGCGCGAATGGACGTGCTGCGGAGCGTGGCGCAGGACATCCGCGACGGCGCGCCGCTCGCGGAGAGGGCGAGGGCTTCGGAGGCAACGCGTTCGGAGTTGAACGGCGTGCAAGACGCGGGACAGCGCTACGCCCTCCAGCGGCTCAATGACCTTGAAACGACGCTTTACCAGATGGCGGCGGAGAATCCGACGGAGGCTGAACAGTCGATCGCGGCGATCTTCAAAAACGAGTACGGCATGACGCTCGACGAGGCGCTTGACAATGCCGCATGGGAAAAGAGAATTTCCGGGAAGCTTCCGCAGAATGTCAACAGTAAAATGCAGGAGCCTCGGTATATCGGCGACGACTCCCCGGCACTGCAGGAAGAGCTTACACGACTGCGCGGTGAGCAGATAGCCGCCGACAATGTGGAAAAAAGTGAACCGCTGTATATCCCGACGGTAGAGGACCTTAAAAACGGATATGTGCCGCAGTCCTCGGCGGAGTACAGCAGCATTCTGCGGCGCTCCGGCCAGAGCGAAACCAAGACCAGACGCGAAAACCGCCCGTCACGGTCAAAGGGACATCTGCGGCATGAGCTGCTGAGTGTGTTCAACGTGCCGAACGGCTCCAAGGCAACGTTTACCGACCGGATCAACGCGATCGCCGACGAGATTCTGACAGAGGGCAGGATCACCGAGGAGAACCGCGCGGAGATGATCCGGGCGCTGTACGACGCCGGCGTGGTCAATGTGGAGGCGGAATCGGATATGCGCAACGCGAGAGACACGCTCAAAGGCCGGAGGATCTACGTCAACGACAGCATCCGCAACGAGCTGGGCGACGACTGGAACAGCCTGCGCACAAAAGCCATGGGCAACGGGATCTATTTTGTAACCGACGCAAGCAAGGGCTTGGGCGTGGACGTCGTGGCTGATGAAATGGCCGAGCTTTTGGGCGAGGGCATTGTCGATCCGAACGCCGACGGCGCGACGCAGCTGCGGCAGATGGTCGACGCCGCGGAGATGGGCAAAAATAGGACGATATCCCTTGCCGAGGACGCTGAACAGATGGCGCAGCAGTACGGCGAGGGCGCGCGCGAGGATCAAATCAATAATCTGGAGCGCCAGTTTGACGAGGCGATCCGTAAATTTGCGGATAAAGCCAAACTGGAAGTGGAGCTGAAAGACCGAGCCGACGAGCGGATCGAAAAAGAGAAAGAGCTTTGGCGTC